TCCCAATCTAAAGGGCGGACTTGCCGTTTAGATTATAATTAAATATATAACCACTGCTAATAAGGAGATCTGATTATGGTGGAGATTGATAACCACAGCCTCATTCAGACAGTTTCACTAGTTGCGTTAGCAGTTGTTGCTTTCTCAGTTGGAATTCAGAAGTTGTTAAAAGACTGGAAAAGTACTAATGCAGAAACTAGCGTTATTACTTTAATGCACACAGAGCTAGAGCGTATGAGCCAACAAAACGGCTTACTAGCAACCGAATTAAATCGCTTACAACAAGAAATGATTTTACTTAATAGCCAACTATCACAGCTCTGCGTTGAGAATCAGCAATTACAAACTGAAGTTGTTGCACTAACACAAGAAGTTAATAAGTTTAGAGTATCTGCTACTATAGCCGCAGCTAAGAAAGTTCAGGTGCGCTAATGCAACCAGCAAAAATTAACTATAAAATCTACCAAGGCAGCACTTTTCAAGAGACATTTCGTTGGGAATCAGAAACAAAAGTTTATGTACCAATTTCTGCTATTGCAAAGTCGGCTCCTTGTGTAATTACTACAGCCACACCCCACAATCTGCCATTAGGTTGGAGATTTAAGGTAGCAGGCGGTGGAATGAAAGAACTATACCCAACTTCGGATACTTATCATATCGCAACTAGTACTACATCAACTAATGTAACTATAAATCAAGTTAATAGTTTAGCTTATAGTAATTACACTAGCGGCGGAGTTATTGAATATAACCAGCCTATTGACTTAGCAAATTATAACGCTAGGATGCAAATTCGCGAATCCGTGGATAGCCCAACAGTGCTTTATCAAGCTAGTACTGCCGCAGGACAAATTATATTAGATAACACATATAAAACAATTACAATTACAATTTTAGGTAATGTAACGCAAACATTTAACTTTAGTACTGCTGTATATTCAGTAGAGTTATTTGATAGTGCTAATAATGTGTTAAGCTTTTTGGTAGGTAATATAACATTAGTACCGGAGGTAACAAGATGACAGATATTGTAGTTACCTCGTCTAATAATACAGCAGTAACTTCTAATCCTGCAATAAATCAAGTAGTTACTGGAGACAACAGTTCTACTGTAATTATCACAGGTATGATGGGCCCTGCAGTAACGCCATCAATTACTCAAGCAAATGATATTGACATTACTAACTTACAAAATGGCAGTATGTTAGTTTACAATGTTTCAACAAACAAGTGGGTTAGTACCCGCCTATTAGATCAGCAGACAATTGAAGCTGGTCAATTTTAAAGGATAATAATATGGCATCGTTTTTAAAGATTAAGCGCAGTGATACTAGCGGAAACCCAGCCGTATTAGGAGCTGGTGAGTTAGCATACTCTGGTTTAACAGATAATGGATCAAATGGTGGTGACAGGCTGTACATTGGTATGGGTGTTGAAACTGCTGGAAATGCAGTAAATCACATTATTATTGGTGGTAAGCGTTATACTGACATGGTTGACGCAGCTACGAATATTAATACAGTAGGCACTTTAGTAAAACGTGACTCAAACGGTGATTTTACAGCTCGTCGAGTTACAGCAGATTTAATTGGTAATGCAGATACAGCTACTAAATGGCTAAATGCTCGTAATCTGAGTTTAACTGGTGATGCTACTGCTACTCTGTCAGCAATTGATGGGTCTGCAAATGTATCCGCAGCATTAACTTTAGCAAATACTGCAGTAACTGCAGGCAGCTATGGTAGTGCTACAGCAATTCCTACTTTTACAGTTGACACAAAAGGTCGTTTAACTGCCGCTGGTAGTGTAAGTGTTGCAACTAACTTAGCAATTGCTGGTAACAGTGGAACAGATACTGTTAGCTTGTTAACCGATACACTAACAATTACGGGTGGTACAGGAGTTTTAACTGCTGTTACAAATAACACAGTTACAATTAGTTTACCACAAGCACTTGGGCTTACGTCTAATGTTACTTTTAACGACGTAACTGTTTCAGGCGCATTGTATTCAAATGACATTACCGCTGCAAATATTTCAATTGCAGGTAATGCAGAGATTACAGGTAATTTAACAGTCCTAGGTACTGTTACAACAGTTAATTCAACTACTGTTGCAATTGGTGATAAAAATATTGAATTATCAAAAGATGCTACTACTGCTGCACAAGCAGATGGTGGCGGTTTAACAGTTAAAGGCCCAGCAGTTGCAGCAGCTTTAACATATTCAAGCGCCGATGATCGCTGGAATTTTAACAAAGACTTAAATGTTGCTAATGTTTATGCTGAATTAGTTGGTAATGCAGCCACAGCTACAAAGTGGAAAACAGCACGTAACTTATCATTAACAGGTGACGCAACAGCAACACTTACAAGTGTTGATGGTAACTCAGCAGTAAGCGCAATACTTACTTTAGCAACAGTTAATTCAAATGTTGGTAATTTTGGTGATGCAGTAACAGTTCCTACAGTTACAGTTAATGGTAAAGGTTTAGTAACTGCTATTACACAAACAGCAATTCCTTACTCTTCAATATCTGTTAAAGGTCTGTCAAGTTTTGATTCTACTCAATTTACAGTTACAAGCGGTGCCGTTACATTAACCACTGTTGATGCAGGCACTTACTAAGGATAGCATATGACTACTACTGTAGTAAAATTTAAAAGAAGTGGAACAGTTGGTAAAATACCTACAGCTGCTGACTTAGACTACGGTGAGTTAGCTATTAATTATGCAGACGGTGTAGTTTACTATAAAAATTCTGCGGGAGTTATTACCAGTCTTAGTACTGGTGGTGCCGGTGGCGATGCTCTTACAACACAAATAGCAACAGATGTTGCTATTACAATGGCTATAGCCTTAGGATAATTATATGGCAGCAGTCTTTAAAAGTTATACTAGAGCAAGTATTGGTACTACTACAGTAACACTACTTGCTCCTTCCGTAAAATCAATAGTAATTGGATTAACAGTTTCAAATATTTACGGTTCGGTTATGCCAATTACTATTAAACTAAATAAATCTGGTGGTGGCACAGTTACACACATAGCAAAATCTAAACGTGTAGAGTCAGGCAGTTATCTAGACTTTATGTTAGGTAATAAACTTGTAGTAGAAGTAGGCGATACAATAACAGCATTTGCAGGAGATACTGCGGCGTTTGATGTATCAGTCTCAGTATTAGAAGGAGTTTCATAATGGCCGGAATATATTCTGGAGTTAATGTTACAACCGGCCATGAGTATGCAGATAAATCTTTTTATGGATTTAGACTAGATGCTCCTAATGGTCAGTTGTTTTTTGACTTTAATAATGGTGTAGACGGGACACCTGTTCAAATCCCAGATGAGTATGCACAATCTGCAGCGGATTATTTAATTTACTTCTGGTCATCAGATACAATTAAATTTTCAATTAGCGACTCAGGTCGTCTTTTGATGGAGTACAAATAAATGGCACAAATTCTTGATTTAGGCAAGATACGATTTCAGTATAAGGGTGATTGGAGTGCCGCTACTGAGTATCAATTCAATGACGTAGTTAACTACAAAGGTACAGCATATTGCTATGTTAGTACTGCTAAAACTACAGGCACCTTAACTTCTAATACCAGTTTCTGGGGTATAATGGCTAAAGGTTCCCTTTGGGAAGGAACTTATAGTGGTAGCGCTACATACGGCTTAGGCAGTTTAGTAGGTTATATTGGTAACATTTATCAATACACTGCTACAGTAGCTTCCGCAGGAACAATTCCAACAGACACTAGTAAGTGGGCTCTATTCATGAGTCAAAGTACTAGTTCAAATAATGTATATTATGTAGCACCGCACGGAACAGACGTTAGTGGTTCTGGATATACACTGTCTCAACCTTTCTTAACATTAAAATATGCTTGTGCTACAGTTGGTGCTGGTGCTACAATTTTTGTTAAGACTGGTGTATATGAAGAACAACTACCTATTACAGTTCCACAAGGTGTAGCAATTGTTGGAGATAATCAACGTACTGTAATTGTTCAGCCAAAGGCTGGTAATAGCGACGATCCAGCTATACCAAATAATCAAGCTACAATGTTTTACATGAGCGATGGTTCCATTTTAAATAAAATGACCTTTAAAGGTATGACAGGTTGGGTTACAGGTACAACAGCAAGCGATATTACTACAAGTAACGTTAAAGGTGTATTTGTTCGACTTAATCCAAATAGTCCAGTTACTACAAAATCACCTTATGTTCTAGAATGTTCAGCTATTGGTAGTGGAGCAATCGGAGCTTTAGTAGATGGTAGTGTACATGCAACTGGTAATAAATCTATGCTTTTCCATGGATACACTTGTATACTGGATAATGGTGTAGGTTACTGGTGTAAAGATAATGGTAAAGCTGAGATTGTATCTTGCTTTACATATTACGCTTATTTTGGTTACTCATGTACTGGTGGCGGACAGATTCGTGCACTAAATGGTAATAATAGTTATGGTACATACGGGGTAACTTCCCAAGGATTTGACGGTACTGAAACCGCAGTAAGCGGACAAATTTATGGTAGTCAATTAAACTTTACTAGTTTCAGTGGTAACTTACTAGTAGGCGAAACTATTAGTAACGGTGCAGGTGCTAGTGCTACAATTACTAACGTACAAACTTCAAGCCAGAAGATTTATATTGGCCCAGTTACAGGCGGTACTTTTACTGCTGGTCAAACAATGACTACAACTGGTGGAGGTACTTTTACACTAGGCTCTACTAGTGGTCAAAAGGGCTTCTTGTTAGTATTAAGTGGATTAACCGCTCTACCAGTTCCTGGTGCAAGTATTTCTATAACTGGCGATACCTATAGTTATGTAGTACAAAGCGTCTCCGGAACTTATGCCGATACCAGTAGTATTGTAAGTGTTGTGTTAGCACAAGAAAAACCAAACTTTTCAGCTAGTGGCACAGCAGTAACTTTACGTTATAAATATAGTCGTGTTAGGTTAACTGGTCACGATTTCTTAAATATTGGTACAGGTGGTATTATTACTACTAACTACCCAGGAACCCCTACACAACCAGCAGATCAGTCTAAAGAAACGCTAGAAACTTATCCAGGTCGGGTGTTCTTTGTTAACACTGATCAAGACGGTAACTTCCGTGTTGGTAAATACTTCTCAGTTAACCAAGCTACTGGTAGCGCTACTTTGAACGCTAATGCGTTTAACTTAAGCGGTTTGACTAGCTTACGCTTGGGATCAATTGGCGCTCAATTAGGTGCACAAATTGACGAGTTTTCAACAGATGGTACATTGTCGCAAAACAGTGCTACAAAAGTAGCTACACAAAGTGCTGTAAAAACTTATGCAGATACTAAAGTAGCTAAGTCTGGTAGTACCATGACTGGTTTACTAATCTTAAGCGGAAATGCTACTAATGCATTAGGGGCTGTACCAAAACAACAATTTGATGCAGGTAGATTTACGTACTCTACACAAACAGGGCCTTTTACAGCTGCAAATAATAATTTTTATCTTATTAATGCTGCTAGCGCCTTTAACATAACACTACCAGCGTCACCCACAACTGGAACAACTTTTGGTGTTACAGACGTAACTGGAAATTTTAAATCAAATAATATAACAGTAGTAGCTGGCGGTCAAAACTTACTTGGTAGTACTACTACCGACTTGGTATTAGATATGAACTATACGTCACTTTACTTTTACTACGATAGTACATTAGGTTGGAGAATACAATAAATGCCATCACAAAATTTATCAACATTATTTAGTACCACCGGCGGGGCCGCTGGTACTAATAGCGGGGGTCTGTGGGGTAGACCCCTACATGAAACTCAATGCCAAATGGCTATCTACCCAGGCGGCGCATGCTGTTTATGTGTACCCAGCAATGCTACTCGTGTAGTAGTTGAAATGTGGGGCCAAGGTTCGGGCGGAAGCGGCGCATGTTGCTGTCAATGGGGTACGCGTGGCGGCCAAGCTGGTACTTATGCTTATAAAGTATGGTCTACAGCTAACTCAAACTCACCTGCAATTCGTGGTAGTTGCATGAGTTTTTGCGGTTGTGTCTGCGCCTGCGATTGCCAAAGTTATGATAACTATGGCAGTTGTGGACAATTTAGTAAACTATATGATTGCACAGGATATTGGTATGGTTGTACATTAGGCGGCCAGTGTTCAGGTTATGCTTTTTGTACAGCTACTTGCTGGTGGGGTGGTTGTACGGGAGACTGCTATTGCTGGTCTGATGCTTGTAGCGTATTTGCTGCTAGTTCTAGTGGTGGTGGTGGTATTTGCTATGCACTACCTGCTTCAGAAAGTCAAGGCAACTGTATAGGTCCTAGCTGTGTATGTGGCGGCTACGGAATTTGTGTAAACAATACAGTTAGTGCTTATCCTATTTCGTTTACAACTGCGGGCGGAGCCACTGCACCCGTTGCTACTTCGGGTGACACCGTGATTAATGCAGCAGCGGTTACATGTGTTTGGCCACTTGGTAGTTGCAGTTGTTTTGATCTAGTTAGATGCGGTGCTTATGGATTTACAAAAATTCAAGGTAGTAGGAGTGACGCCGGTGCTTGTGACTATAAACTAGGTGTAGGTGGTGCTGCTTATGCAGGCGGTGCGCAACAACAACGTAGTGCAAATCCTACAACCTTTTATTACTGCGGTTTGAACGGTAATTTTCCAGGAGGTGGTGGCCGTAGCTCTGGTGCATTTGGTGGCGGTTGCTGCGCTGGCGGAGCTGGTGGCGGTGGTTTAATCTTAATTTCTTATAAAATTTAACAGGAGTATTTAAATGAAAGAATTTACATTTAGAGCACCTGTTAGTTATTTAGATACTACAGGTACAAACTTAAAAACAATAACTACTCAGTATGGCGGAGCTGATACAATTTGGGTACAAATTGACAAAAAAACACAAAAGGTAGTAACTTTTGCAGGAGAGGGTACTTTGCCTAAACCTGAAGACACTGATGATTACTATTATGTATTACTTGATCAAGCTGATGATAACCAAGTAGTTTTAATGGATATGTTAAGTAGCTGCAGAGCTCATGTTCAAGGCCCAATCTTAGATGAGGTGCTACACACATTTACATTTGACGACAACACCTCTTTTGTGATAAAATATCCTAGATGGACAAATGAAAATACCCTACACACATATGAATTTTCAGAAGTTACAGTATCTCCGGAAGGGGTTGTAACCTATCCTTGGAAAAAACCACATATAACAGTAGATCAAATGAAAGCAGCTGTAGATAGTCAAATAGCCGTAGCTATTGAGCAAGTATTAAAGCTGCAAGTACCTGAAGTTTTAGCTAGATATAAAACAAACCCTGTTTTAACGGCACAATTAGCTTTACAGAAAAAATATCAACATCAACTAGAAATACTGGAATATGTTAAAGATAATATGTTAGATGGAAGTATTGGTGCTTGGAAAATACATTTGCCAGGAATTGAAGAATTAGAGTAAACTAAACTAATGGAAATAGAGTGATAGATAATAATAATAATAATAGAAGTTCAGCCTTTTTTATGAATGGTGGTGCAGGTAGGATGCTATGCTCTATACCTGCACTAGAACTATTTCAAGAAGAAAATCCTAATGATGATTTTATAATTGTTTGTGAGGGTGGCACAGAGTTTTATAAAGGCCACCCGACTCTACATGAACGAGTATACGATAATCACCACAAAGATTTATTTAAAGACAAGTTGAAAAATAGAAACTGTTTTTCGCCAGAACCTTATAGAGTATGGGAATATTACAATCAAAAATGTAATTTAGCCCAAGCTTTTGACGTTGCAATTAACAATAAAGGTATTAGAAAACTAAAAACAAGTTCTATTTACTTAAGCCAAGAAGAGTTTTTAGGCGGTATTCATACTGTAAAAGAAGTTAAGGAAAAAACTAAAAAATCTAAGGTAATTGTATTTCAACCATTTGGTAGAAGTTCTCATGTCCATAATGAAGTTAGACATGATACTAGTGGCAGGTCTTTAACATTAGCAGACACTGTTGAAATTATTAAAGCACTGCAAAAAGATTATGCGGTATTATTAATGGCGGAACAACAGATCGATACTGATAAACTAGGTATTAAAGAGCCCTTAGCGGTTCCTCAAAATATTAGTTTACGCCAATGGTCTGGAATTATTGCAGAAGCTGACTATTTTGTAGGTATTGATTCTGTAGGGCAACATATAGCAAACAGTTTTGGTAAAAAAGCAACTGTAATTATAGGATCAACATATCCAGAAAATATATCGTATCCAGAAAGTAGCACTTTTGATGTACTAGATTTTGGAGCGGACAGACGAAAGTACGACCCTATTAGACTAACTCAAGATGAAGTAAGTATGAGAAACAATGAATCATTATTACAATTAAATAAACCAGCTATTGAGCATATTATAAAATCAATTAAAACTAACCTAGAAAGTAAATCGGCTAAAAATGGAAAATAATTTAAAGAAACCAGTATGGATTGCAGGTATTGCACGGGGGCATAATGCAGGTGTTTGCTTACTTAGAGATGGAGAAATTGTTTTCTCTATTGAAGAAGAGCGATTAAGTAGACAAAAATATGATGGAGGACCTTATGCCTCTATGATTAAAATTTTAGAATATACTGATAAATTAGATTACTTAGTAGTTGCACACACTCAGTCTTTAGAACATACTGCGGGTAGAGTTGATTTTACTGGTGATAATGTGTATACTGGTTTAGCTAGAAAATTAGGGTTAATTGACCGTAAGTCTAATATACATAACCATCCACAAGTTATTGATTTAAGCCACATACATCATAAACTACATGCTGCATGTGCTTTTTACAGATCGGGATGGAATGAGGCTACAGCAGTAATTGTAGACGGTGCGGGCACTTTTATTGATTTTACAATAAGTAATGAAGATGTTACTACCTGGGAGGTAGAATCAGTATTTAAGGCTAGTTATCCAGCAAATATTGATACAGTGTATAAGCACTACGCTACTCGTAATCCTATTGATGGTGCTGTTATTCAGCAACTACCTTCTGATAGATTTGGAGAAACAGGTAAGGTTCATGAAGCACTAGTAACTGATCGTGCTGGAATTGTAAAAGTATACGAAGCCGTAACACAATATTGTGGATGGGAATCTATTGAAGCAGGTAAAACTATGGGGTTATTCCCATATGGAAAACCTAATAGTAATATTCCTAAGTTATTTGATACCAGTACAAAGGTGGCATTATCAAATAGAAATGCAATACTTCCTACTTATCCTAATGGTGCAAAAGTTAATCGGAATCTATTTACAGAATTAGAAGACAATGATACCGATGAGCCTGGTATTGATTTAAGTACTAAGCAGAATCGTAGAGATTTAGCTTATGCAGTACAGACTCAAACACAGGAACAGGTAGTTCAACTAATTAAAAAATCAGTTGAAATGACAGGAATTAATAAAGTAGTAATTTCAGGTGGCTATGGATTAAATTGTGTAGCAAATTACTGGTATTTAGACCAACTAAAAAATAGTGGTATTGAAATTTATGTAGAACCAATTAGTAATGATGCAGGTACTGCAATGGGGGCTGCACTGTTAGTACATTATACTACCACTGAGTCTGTTGAAAAATTTGATATGAATTCACTATATCTAGGTCCCAAATATACTTATAGTAAACAAAATATCGATGAGTTAGCAAAACAATACGGCGGTGTTGCAGAAGAATGCACTACAGACATGATTGTAGAGCTATTGGTTAATAAAAATATTGTTAGCTTATTTCAAGGTGCTAGTGAGAATGGTCCTCGTGCATTAGGTAACCGTAGTATTTTGTTTGATCCTAGGTTTGAAGATGGTAAAGACTACGTAAACCTTGTAAAACACAGGGAATACTTTAGACCTTTTGCAGGCACAATTTTAGAAGAGTATGCAAAAGAATGGTTTGATATGCGTGGATTAAAAAATAGTCCACATATGATGTATGCTGTAAACTGTAATCCAGGTTATGCAGAAAAAATTCCTAGTATTATTCACATTGATGGTACTTGTAGAATTCAAACTATTACACAAGGTCAAAACTTTTGGTATCGTAATTTAATTGAAGCTTTTCATGATCACACAGGTATTCCTATTTTGTTCAATACTAGTTTTAATTTAGGTGGTGAGCCCCTAGTAGAAACACTAGAAGATGCGCTATGGACCCTAAAGAATAGCGATATAGAATATCTCTATTTGCCAGAATACGACAGACTTATATCCATTAAAAACTAAATGAAAATATTTGTAAACGGCACTTTTGACGTCTTACATCCAGGCCACCTAGACTTGCTGAATTATGCAAAAAGTCTAGGTGACTTTTTACTGGTGGCAATAGATTCGGACAGCCGAGTCGCCAGCAAAAAGGGAGCGGATAGACCTTTTAACCCACAATATAACCGAATGAAATTATTACAAAACCTAAAAGCGGTTGACGAAGTAGTAATTTTTGACAACGATCAAGAACTAATACAAACAGTAAAAATACTTAGACCTGACATAATGATTGTTGGGTCAGATTATAAAGATAAAACCGTAATTGGTTCGGAATATGCAAAACAACTTAGATTCTATAATAGAACAACACCTTTCTCAAGTACCCAAGTCTTGGAAAATTTTATTAGTAGGCGACTCGTGCACAGATAAATACGTATATGGTACTATAGACCGTTTAAGCCCGGAAGCTCCAGTTCCTGTGTTTGTACCACAAACTGAAGAAACTCGTCGCGGAATGGCAGGTAATGTAGAAGAAAATTTATTAGCACTAGGCTGTGATGTTACTTTGGTTACACTAGCTGAGAGTACAAAAACTAGATTTATAGATACTCGTTCGAATCAGCACATTATGCGTTTAGATCAAGATGTTAACAATGAGCCTATTGTACTTGATACTCAAGTTGCTCAACTTTATGACGCAGTAGTTATTTCAGATTATAATAAAGGTTGCGTTAGTTACGAACTAGTAGAGCAATTAATACGTGAGTTTAATGGCCCTGTGTTTATTGACACAAAGAAAACAGATCTTGCCAGATTTGAAGGTGCTTTTGTAAAAATAAATAGCTTAGAAAACTCACTTGCTAAAACCCTGCCAACACAAATAATTGTTACTTTTGGCAAACAAGGTTGTGTTTATGCAGGTCAGTTATACCCAGCACCTCAAGTAGAGGTAGCAGATGTATGCGGAGCAGGAGATACATTCTTAGCTGCCCTAGTATATCAGTTTTTAACAACAAATCAAATTAAAGAAGCACTAGTATTTGCTAATCGTGCTGCTTCTGTAACAGTAAAACATATGGGTGTTTACGCACCTAAACTGGAAGAAATAAATGCGGCTTGAAGGTTTTGTAGAAAAAGGCTGGGGTTCGGAAAATATTTGGGCTACCAATGATAAGTACTGTGGTAAGCTGATGAAGTTTAATACTGGTGCTAAGTTTTCAATGCACTTTCATCAGTTTAAAACCGAAACTTGGTATGTATTAGAAGGTTTGTTTTTTGTTAAATGGATTGATACTAAAACTGCTGATGAACATATTGTCTACTTAAACCCAGGCGATGTATGGCACAATGAACCTTGCAAACCACATCAGCTAGTATGTCAAGAGGCAGGTACTATTATTGAAGTCTCAACATCAGATAGCGTAGAAGATAACTACCGAGTAGGTAAAGGCGATAGCCAAAAATGAAGTATACTGTAGACATAGACAATACTATTTGTGAAACAATTGGCAATGATTATCCAAACAGCAAACCGCTGCTAGATCGTATTCAAAAAATTAACATATTATACGACGCAGGGCACGAAATTCATTATTGGACAGCCCGTGGCAGTAACAGTGGAGTAGATTGGCTACCACTAACTCTTGAACAACTAACAGCTTGGGGTTGTAAATATACTTCAGCAAAAACAGGAAAACCTGCATACGATATTTGGATTGATGACAAAGCCATTAACGCAGACACATATTTTAAATGAAAATTTTATTAACAGGACATAAAGGCTTTATTGGCAAAAATATGCTCAAAGCCTTAGAAAACGCTAACCACGAGATTAGTGTTTTTGAGTGGGACGACGGCAATATGCCTAGTGTTATAGAACAAGACTGGGTTATTCACATTGGCGCAATCAGTTCAACCACTGAG